GTTTTGATTGATTTTAAAAACTAAAATGATTTCGATTGAAGACCCATTAGATCTCACCATACAAAATTCCATATATTCCAAGTTGACAGACGATCAACTTATTGATCTTTATGATTCAACATATGATGCTTGGAAAGAAAGTGAAAATTATGAGTTGAAATCTAATACCCAAGATGTAGAATTGAATGTTTACCCTAGGCTTACTAACAAATTTAAAGAACAAAAAAAGATGAATAAGTATTTAGTATTACCACAGAAATTAGATCAACCCTTATACAAATTACCAGATTTTATATTGGACTCTATAAATAATAAAGAATATTCATATCTTGAATACAATAATGAATATGAAAATACATCATTATTAGATGTTTATAATTTTGTTGAAGGAAACCCAAAAACTGGTACATATCCTATTCTTGAATTTTATAACGAAATAGAAAAACAAAATTGTGATATAACACTCAATGACGAGATAATTAAATTTTGTATAGAATTGACCAATGATGAAATTTATCTTGCCTCTATAATGGGTAATGCTAAAGAGATGGTACAAAATTATCCCACAATTTACAATAGAAATTTAATTGCAAAGCGGATGTTATTTGTATCATTTTTACACATGCTTAGAATTAAATTCCTCTTAGAATACGGTAAAAATAAGGATAGAGAAAAGTCGTTACCATTTACTGATATATATGAGGCTCACATCACGTTTAATGGTTCGTCTTATATTGTTAAATGTAGATATAATAAATTTGTATTCAAAATTATGATAAACCAACATTATTCTGTAATCACATACAATAATATCAGTATAATTAACTATGCAAATCATTTCAACTATTTAGTTACTGTTTCAGATACTAAATTCATCAGTTCGATAATGTTAAGCTCAATGGAGTATTCTGATATGCATAAATTTATTAAGGATATTGATGATAAAACCAAAAAATTATCGAAAAATCCAAAGAATTTAGTCAAATACATGGCAAATTTGGAATCATTATTATTATACTTAATCGATATTAATGACCGCAAATTTTGTTCTCATATCCCAATCTTGGATTCATTAACAATCTTATTAGAATCATTAGATTACCCAGCTACGAGAGAAAATGTATATACATTATGGGTATCATTTATTAAATTGAACCCGATGAATTCATTACCTGAAGATTTGAAATCATTTATTTCATCATTAAAACCAATTGAGCTTCGTCATTTAGGTACTATGTCTTCAATCCATAAATATCTTGGGATTGCAGAAATTGAGTATTTAAAAGGATATACAAAATATCATAATAGAACTTCTGATAGGTTTACAACATCAGAAAAAGCCATGGATAGATTGATTTTAATGATGAAATATGAATTCGTGTTAGGATATTATAAAGCAAACAATGATTTACCGAATTTTAAAGTTGAGAATTCAAGTGTACAAAGACTCAAATCATTGGTAGCCTTAAATGGAATTGAAGCATTTACTCAATTAAGACAACTAGAAGAATGGAGAGATATAGATTTGTTTGGTGTCCTCGTTCCATGTCAATTTAACGATGTTACCCCTAGTTTAAAAGATAAGGCATGCACAGTGGATGAGTATAGCCCGTTTCAAGGTTCTAGCATTAAAGAATTAGTTGCTTATTTGAATCAAATGGATAATCAACCTGAAGATATACTTAGTATAGCGACATATCTTAAAATGAATAGGAAAACTGAAGGTAGGAAAGCAATTGTAACAAACAATCCTACTGAAGTTGAAAAATTCTTAAATACTCATTTCAATGAAAGAAAATATATAGTAACCAGATTAGTCGCCAAAGAAAAAGAACAAAAAGAGGAAGGAAGATATTTTGGTATTGCTCCCTTTAACCTTAAAATTGCATTAAGTCGAATGATGGACCTTGTTAAAAGAGCCACTAAATATTTCAGGGACCAGATTATGACATTAACAGATACTGGTAGGAAAAATAAAATATTTGAAGCTGGACAAACATTATTGGAAGAAGATGCATATTCATTAATGATTGATATAAGTGGACACAATCAATCTATGACAAAAAGTAATTGCGCACCTCTATTAGAAGCTGTAATGAATTTATACGGTCTAAAAGGTTATGGTGAAATAGCAGGTATTTTTGAAAATATAGCTGTGATTCAAGAGAATAAAGAACTTAAAACATGGTACGCATCAGTTGGACAATCCGGTGGCATTGAGGGTTGGATGAATCAATTATGGGGACTACAAAGTGCTTTGATTATGAGATTATTTGTATATGATAACACCATATCCACAGATCACATAATGACATACTCTGATGATATTGATACAATCATAAGATTAAAAGATACTACCCCAACAGGCTTACTTACATTGTTTGTAAATTGTTCAAACTATTACAAAAAATATGGTCAAATGATAAAAATTAAACAAACTCAGATTTCAGGTTCTAGAGTTACCATGTTGAAAAATCATTATATACATGGGTATCAATCAGAAACTACAATTAAGAGAATGATGGCATATACGATAATGAGCAACAAATATTACTATTGTGAAGCATTGGAGGCAGAGAGTATTGGATCAACAACTGCTTCAGCCTTTGAAAATTCAACATTGATTTATACTACCACCCTTACAAGACATATTATGTATACCATATTAGGATTAGCAACATTTTCAAAACATTTACAATTCAATAAAAATATTGACTTTTTGAGTCAATTAGATCGAAGATTATTAAGGATGCTTAATAGTAAAATTTCATTGGGTGATAATTTAAAGGATATTTACAATTTTAACAACGGTAAATCATACAGTATAACTTTTCAAAATGTGAAATATTATATAATATGTCAAAACGATGTTGCAGAAATAAGAGATGAAAAGGATAAGATCATTGTAGATGAAATAACAATAAATGTAATTTCAAATCATATAATAATGTCACAATATAAAACCCAGAAACCAATGACATTAATGGAATATTTTTTCAGACTTGGTCATCAATCAGCTAACTCACACAAGATGATTTGGTATCTTAAATTATTCACTCCTATATCTTTAGGTGGTTTTGGTGCCATACCAATACAGGATTTGATTATAAGTGGTCATAGTGAATCAAGACCAAAATTAATTAGTTTTTTGTACAAGGCAATGAAATTGTATAATGTTAATATGAAATATTATAATGAGATCATATATCAACATTATTATACAAATAAGACTGATGATCAACAATCGCTCATAAGCGCACAAAACCCAACTTACCTTACTGTATATACTTATAAAGACATCATAAAACAACAGATCATAGGATATTTACAAAACAAGTCATATATGAACAAGGATATCAAATTATATATTGACTTATATAAAGATCGATCAAATATGATAGACCAGATTATTGAGATCAATAAAAATAAGTTTTCTTTTCGTATAACAAGAAAATATTTAGATTGCTCCCATGTCACTTTAATAGAACAATTCATTCAAAAGTTGGAGCATAGTAATACTATATTCAAATTTGCAAGTGGTTCTATTACAAGTATGATTATGAGTATATTTTATACATCTATATCATCACAAAATTCCTTATATATGAAATTACACGAGGTAAATCATATAAAATACAATAGCATCAATCCAGAATATAATTTAGATAAAATCAAAAGACAAAACTACCCAAATATTGTATTCATCCCAATTACAGAACCAACATATGATTTATCCCTTTTAGAACAAAAAGAAGCAGCTGCAATATATCTTGAAGGTGGTAAAGTTCACAGATTAACAAAATTAGGTTATAAATATCATGAACCTGTATATTCTAAATCTGTGAAACCGAAATATCAACTGAAATATGAGATGAACTATTATTTTCAATCACCAGCAGAGCATAGACTTTTTGAGGCAGTTAGGTATACAAAATGGGTATTGCATGCATCGTCAGAATTTATCGGTAAAGAAATTAATTATACTAATAATTTAACGAATACATGTAATTATATAATAAGTTTCTACACCAATTTACGTTATCATGATTTGAACAAGTATGTTTTAACACCAAAAGGTGGTCAAGTATATCATAGAACGGACAATCAAGGATTCAAATCAAATAGCATGGTTAAAATAACACCTAATTTGTCTGGATCTTTTATTGTAGAATTTAGTACAGTTTATAAAAGCCAGACTGGTGGATCAGAAAGTAATGTAAATTATGATTATTTACGTTGTAGATTAGTTAGTATTGGTATCTTAAGAAAATTGTATTCAAATGAGGTGACTATAACAGGGTTTATAAACAATTCAAATTATACACACACAACCATGGATGTTAGAATGGATTTCACCAGAAGACAAAAGCAATTAAATATTACTGATAATACGGGACCCTTTTCTGTTCAATTGTCAAAGGAACGACTTATAGTATTTGAGGCTATAAGTGACTTGATGTCGAATGGACTAGATATAGAGGACATAGATTTAAATGCAATAATGGACTTAGAAAAGTTACCAAACATGCCTGAATTAGAAAGACAATTATATACATTATACAAAACAATCAAGATGTTTTTAACAACAAGCTCATATGTAAGTTATGAAATAATATCAACAGAGATGAAATACAATTTTATGGCCATGATTGATTCAACATTATATGAAAATCAGTATAACAAACAATGGTCAATTCAAGAAATGGATAGTTGGATATATAAACAAATGGATAAAGAAAGAGAAAGATTGATCTTATATCAAACATCAATTGATAAAGCTATTGTTGAGTATTTACATAGACGGTATGAAAAGAATATCAAAACTATAGAACAAATGGGAAGAAACATAGGCCATTTCAAATCAATCTTGAGAGTTAAGAATTTCTTTCACCATATAGTTAAATTGTTAATAATACATCAATTTCTAGTGTTTAAGGTTGTTGCGAAAGGAGAATACTATGCAGTTGTGGTTAATAGGCAATCAACTCAGGCTGCATATTTACAAGCACTTGAATATTTAAAGATAAATAAGATAGGGATATCAAAAATACCAGTATTTACAAGGATGTTTACATTATACAATCCTGAATTTTTTACATCCGATATTAGATTGGTTATGGATCAGGTAATGTTGGAATCATTAAGTTGGAGAATCAAGGCACAAAAAGTAGACTTTGAATTGGAAGCAGACACTATAACCGATAGATTTTATATACGAACAGCACCAAAATTTGTTCAATTTAGTTATATGATTAACATATTCAACCCATATCAATTATTACATTTAAATACCAATAGATCAACAATTGATTGGTATACTAGAACTGTTAAAAATCATTGTTCACTGAATAGTTTAAGTTCACCAACTGGATCTCAATCATTACAAGCACAATATAATTTGTTCAGAACGTTAAATGAAAGTAATATCGACTTAGGGAGAGTTGCAGATTTATGTGCTGGAAGAGGAGATGGACATTTAGCTTTGTCTGAATTGACTATACCACACAGATCTGTAACTCGGGATGACATATATGACAGGATTTCTTGTGCTCAAGATATCGAAATTGACAAACAATTAAATGTTCTGGATTATAAAACTTTATCACCATATATGAATTGTAAAACATTTCATTTTGATATATCATTCACAAAATCTAGTGGTGATATATGGGAAACTATTTGTTTTCTATTATCCCATAATAAAAATGTTATAATAAGGTTAAATCATATAGTTTCACCTACAAAAGAACAATGTGACTATATTAACAAGTATCAATGTAGTTTTGCAAAATCGGAAGAAACGAGAAGTGCAGTTTATCACTTATACTTGATAATAGAGTCAGTTAAATCTCATATACACTA